TTGCGTATGACCTTGTTCATCTCCGGGATCTGATTTCGGAGCGTTTGGCGAAGACGCCTCGATCGTAGGCCAGTGCGTAAAGGCTGACCGTCTGGCGGGTATGATCTGGTTTCTGGATCTGGAGGCCTGGGCATGGCGAGCTTTTCTCTTTCGTCGACGAGTTCGAGCGGTTGGCAGGTTGTGCACCAGCCTACGGTTTTGCGGTTGTATGGGACGTGGGAGGGCACGGCGCAGCTTCAGTGTCGTGCGATTGGTGCGACGACGGAGATTTCGAACGTTGGTGAGGCGATTGCGCACGATGATGTTGAGCAATCGAAGCTGATTGATCATCCTGTTGGGGTGAGGTTGGAGTACCGGGTTTCGTTTACGCGGACGTCTGGGACGCTTGAGGGTGCGATTGGGGGTTAGATCGGGTGTTGCTTAAGCCGGGTCTTCGCTCTTTGCTGGGATCGCCGGCGTTTAGCCTTTATGGGCGTTCTGGGAACACGTATCTTCCGGAGTCGAAGGCGCTCTTTGCTGCGATGACGACGCCTCCCGCTTTGGCGAGGAAGGTGTTGATTGACACGACGATCCGCGCGTTGATCGATGGCGGGTATTGGGCCACGAGGGACAGCATCTGGTTTGAGGCCGCACATTCCGAGCAGGCCGCCTTGCTGGACTGGAAGCGAGTCAACGACCTCACAAAGGTAAACACGCCGACCTTCACAACGGATCGCGGGTTTACGTCTACGTCTGGAACCAACATTATTTCGGTAGCCTCGGCGACAACGGCAAACGCTTCTCAAAACGACTTAGCCTTTGGCACATACCGGCTTTCGCAGTCGGCAGCCGGGGCGGGCAACGGTACGTTACGCGGCAGCACATCAAGCGTTTCTGCTCGGCATGATAGCGTGAGCAACACTTTCCGGGTGAATGACGGGACCGCCTCGCCGTTTACGCACACTGTTGCAATGCCAGATCACATCATTCTTCGTCGGAATGCTGCGAGCGGCGCTGGATCAAAATCCATCTGGATCGATGGCGCGGCGCGGGCCAGCCTGAACGTTGCGAGCACCGGCGACTTTACGGGCAGCGTAATTTTTGGCCACGGGAACAACGATCTGCACGCAGCCGGTCACATCGGAGCATATCTCAACGACGCAGGTTGCGCTGGGCTGACCGCTATCATCGAGAGCTATCTCACGGCCGTCGGGGCGATCTAACCCAGTGCGTAAATCGGAGCCCGTGAACGCCTAAACCTCTTGGGTCAAATTTCTCCGAGGGTTTGACCCGAGGGCCGGCCTTGTTTGCGCAGGCCGGCCCTCACCTTTTCAGCGGTGCGTAAATTGAGGCCATGAGCGCTGCGAATGTGACGTCATGGGTGACGTCATCAGTTTCCAGTATGCGCCGACGCTGGACCGGGCGGCCTTGTCGCCGGCTTCGTTCCGCTGTGTCGAGGGGCCGGTCAACTCCGGCAAGTCGGTCTGGTCGCTGTCCGAGGTCTATGGCCTGGCCTGCACTATCCCGAAGTGCAAGGACGGCATCCGGCGCTCGAAGTTCCTGATCGTCCGGGATTCGTACCCGAACCTTGAGTCGTCGACGATCGAGACGTGGAAGCAATGGTTCCCGGAATCGGTGTGGGGCAACATCAATGGCCGGGAGCCGATGACACATGTGCTGCGGTTCCTGGACGTCGAGGCGACGTTCGTGTTCCGGGCGTTCAGCACCGACAACATCCTGAAGGCGATCAAGGACCTTCGCTCGACCGAGTGGACGGGCGCGTGGGTCAACGAAGGGCAGTTCATGCCGCTGGCGCTGGTGAAGGAGATTTACTCCCGTACCGGCCGCTTCCCGGCGAGGAAGGACTGCCCGGCGTACAATCGCCGGAAGTGGGTCGTCATGGACATGAACGCGCCGCCCACGGATGACTTCTGGGGCTATTACATGCGCGGCAAGACCGTGCTGCCGCGGGATCTCACGCCGGAGCAGACGCTGGAATTCCAGAAGCCCGACGACTGGGAATTCTTCGAACAGCCGCCGGCGGTTCTGGAAGAACGCAACGAGGACGGATCGTTCAAGCGCTTTGTCGTCAATCCGGAGGCGGAGAACCTGCCGCACATTGGCGAGGAGTCGATCAAGCAGGAATTGTCCGGCCGATCCTACAACGATGTCCGGAGGGACCTGATGAACAAGGTCGTGCCCCTGCAGAAGGGCTATCCCCGCTATACGCAGCTGCTGCGCGAACACGTCTCCGACAGCATTCGCCCGATCGAGACGCTGCCGATCATCGCCGGCTACGACCCGGGCCTGAACGGCTGTGTCCACCTGTTCCAGCAATGGAAGGACCGCTGGTTCGCCCTGCACACGATCCTGGCGAAGGGCTCGAGCGCGGCGCAGCTCGCCGATGAGGTTCTGTCCGTGCTGGGCACGCGGTTCCCGTTCTGGAAGCAGACTGGCTTTGTGGGCTGGGGCGACCCGTATGGCGACACCCGTTTCGGCGGAGACGAGAGCAAGGCGGAGAATACCCACTTCGAGATCATGGAAGGCCGGACGCTGAAGTTCCGCTCGCCTGCGGCGAAGGACAATCCGTCGACGCGGCGGGAGATCACGGTGAAGCTGCTGACGTCCCGGACGGATACCGGCGCCGTCCGCCTGCTGATCGACAAGGAATACTGCGCCCCGCTGATCGCCGCGCTCGATGGCGGCTGCACGATGATGCAGGTGAAATCGCCCGACGGGGTTCGTGTTGAAGAAAAAGTCAATAAAAAGAACCCGTTAGCGGACGTCATGGAAGCGGCCGAGTACGCTTTCTGGGGCGGCGGGGAAGGCGAGGGCCTGTTCCATCCGCTCGGCCGGGAACGCAAGGCGCCGGTTTCGTACACCAACCGCGGCGGCCTGATGGGCGCCCGGGCATCGGTGTTCCAGTTCGAAAAGGCGAGGAAAATGAAATGAGCGTTCCGGACAATGGCAGCTATTCGCCTTCGGTCTGGACGGTCGTGTTCATCGGCCGAAGGTCCGAAGCCTGGTTTGATTGGCTGTCGCCGTTCTGGGCCCGTCACGTACTTGCATTTGGCTATGTCATCCCGGCAAAGGCATGGGTCGTGGTGGACCCGACCGAGGAAGTCCACCGTGTCCGGATCGTCCCTGACGGCGACATGTCCGGGTGGATTGCACTGGTGGCAGAGGCCGGCTGCAAGGCCCTGCGGATAGAGCAGGGACCCGGCGGCAAATACAATGCCCGCCTCGGAAACTGGTGCACACAGACGATTGCGAGGCTGATCGGGCTCAAATCCAGTGCGTTAAGGCCAGTGGCTCTCTACCGCGATCTTCTCAGGGCAGGTGCATACCCCGTCCTCGAGGAACGTGATGTCGATCAAGACGAAAGCCCCTTCCATCAAGGAAGACCCGACGACCGCCCGGTTGCGGCAACAGGCTGAAGCCCGGGCAGAGTCCGATCGCCGTGAAGCCGGCCAAGGCTACGCCGATTCCCAGACACGCAAGATCCTCCGCCGGTTTGGCATGGTGGCCAATCGCGCCGGCGCCGGCGGCATGGCTGGCTTCAATCCATTCCAGGTCCTGAACACGTTTCTAGGCGGCAGCGGAGCCGGATCGTCCGGAGGCGGCCTGACCTCGCCCTTCGTGCGCCAATCATCCGGCGGCCTGTCGCTGCAGCCCCGTCAGGAAAACTGATCCGCCATGTACCCGACGAACAAAGAAAAGGCGGAGGAAGCCGAACGCCGGAAGCTCGACGCCGAGCTGATGGACCGTATCCAGAATGCGCGTCAGGACCGCACGCATTTCTCCGAGGCGCTGAACAAGTTCTATGAGCTGGCCCTGCCATGGCGCCAGCCGATCTCGTCGGCGCTGGTGTCCTCGACGCCGCGGACCTTCGATGAGCAGGCGGACATTTTCGACACGACGCTGCAGGATGCGGTCTACGACTTCGCTGCGCTGATGTCGGACCTGTTCACGCCGCACTATAAGCCGTGGGCGGACCTGAAGCCCGTCGGCACCTACAACCAGGCGATCCTCACGCAGGCCAAGCCGCTGATTGAACAGCGCCAGAAGAAAATCTACGACCTCATCCGCCAGTCGGACTTCTACGAGCAGAGCCAGCAGGTCTATCTCGAGATGGCCGGCTCGAAAGGCGGCATCGTCATCCCGTATGCGCCGCGCGGAAAGAAGATCCGCTGCACGCCGATCGTCATGTCCGGACTTCTGGATGATACCGGCCCGAACGGCGATCTCGACATGCGGGCGATGGAGTTCATCACCAAGAAGAAACACCTCGCGTCCCTGTTCCCGGACGACATCGAGGAAATCCAGAAGGACCCCAAGTACGCCCGCCTGCAGCCGAACACCGACTGCACGGTGATCCAGGGCGCCCACCGCGGCGAGGGCGATGGCGCGTGGGTGTTCTTCCTGATCGTCAACAACCGGGTCTGCTGCCGGAAGATGCTGGACGGTGAGGGTGCGGCGCCCGTGTACGGCCTGCGCTGGCAGGATGCGGCCTATTCGTCATGGGGTCCGGGCCCGGCCATGCAGGCTCTGCCATCGGCGCGCGTCCTGCAGGAGATGGGATTCCTGTTCCTGAAGAACCTCGCCAAGTCGGTCGACCCGCCCTTCGCCTATACCGAAGATGGCGTGTTCAATCCGGATGGTGGCATCGAAGCCGGCATGGCCCTGCCGATGGAGAAGGGCACAGACCTGCAATCCCTGATGTTCGAGCGCGATCTGAACCCGGCGCTGTTCGAGCGTGAGATCCACGTCCAGCGTGTGAAGCGGGCGATGTTCGTCGACGAGCCCGAACAGAAGGGCAAGACGCCGCCGTCGGCCGCCCAGTGGATCGACGAGCGCGCCAACACCGACCGCCGGCTGCAAATCTCCCGCATCCGGATTTACAAGGAATGGGTGCTGCCCATCCTGCAGCGCTTCAACTGGATTCTGGAACGCCAGGGCGAAACGCCTCCGATCGAGATCGACGGTCAGGTCGTGCAGGTCGCCTTCGATTCCCCGGTCGCGAAAACGTCGGATGCGGACGAAGTGTCCCGCTCTATGCAGCTGTCCCAGTCGGCGATGGGCATCTTCGGCGAGTCGTTCCTGGCCAACGTCGATGCAGCGGGAACGATCGAGGAATGGCGCGAAAAAATGGGCGACAAGCTGCTCAAACTGAAGCCGTTCGATGAGCGCACCGAGCAAGAACAACAACTTCTGCAGAATATGCGGAACCTCACTTCGCGCGGTCAGGCATGACGAAAACGCCCATTCGAAAATTCGCAGATATTGTCGTCGGAAAGCAGGGGGAACCGGCGCAAACCCGTGTTTCCAAAGCGTTTTCCAACATCCGGAACACCCCTGACGGCGCGGTGATCGAAGCCTTCTTCCTGCACCTTATGGCCCGCCTTCCGGTCGAGGGGGCGCCAGAGAGTGCGTTAAGGGAAAACGCGGTCGAACGGAGACTCGCGGCTCGAATAGTTCGCATGATGAACGAGGCCGAGCCCAGTGACGACCGACAATCCGCAGCCGGAAGCAAAGCCCGAGGCCCAGCCGGCCCCGGAAGCAAAGCCCGCAGTCGCCGCGGCGGTTGAGGCCGGAGCGGAGCCGAAGCCGCTTGCTGATCCGGCTCTGGCGAAACTCGGCGATGCCTTCCTGAAAGACGGCCAGCCGGATCTCGAAAAGATCGCAGAGGCCCTGGGCCGTGTGCATACGGACCTTCCGGGCGAGGGCGCCGACTACGAACTCAAGTTCCCCGAGACGTTCGACCTCAAGGGCGCGGACGGCGAAGTCGTCAAGCTCGACCCGGCCGACCCGATCGTCGGCTCGTTCAAGGAATGGGCGAAGGCGAACAACATCGGCCAGAAAGCCACCGACGGCCTGATGGCGATCTACGGCGACATCATCAAGAGCGCCTATGACGTCAACACCGAGGCGGCCAAGGAAGTCCAGACGGCCGAGTACGCCAAGCTCGACACCGACCGCAAGGCGGCAGAGGCCCGTGTCCTCGCTGCCAGCCGCGGCCTGACCCAGACATTCGGCAAGGACAGCGCGCTCGTGGCGCCGCTGATCGAGTCGATGACGACCGCCGCGCACGTCATCGCCATCGAAACCATCATTGCAAAGATCAACGGCACTTCGACTGCCAATCCGAAACCGAACGGCAAGGCGGACACGAAGTCCTTTGCCGAGCGCCTGTATTCCTAAGCCAAGGAGCTGACCAATGGCCACTCTCGCCAACACCTTTGTTGACCTGATCGATGTTGTTCGTCAGCGCGAAGGCGACAGCATCGCTGCCGTCATCGAACTCCTGCACGCACACAACCCGATCCTGCAGGATGCGCTCGCCATGGAGTGTAACTCCGGCAACGAGCATATCCACACGATCCGCACCGGCCTGCCGTCGGTCTCGTGGGGCGCGCTCTATCAGGGTATCGACCAGAGCAAGTCGACCACGCAACAGGTCACGGACACGACCGGCTTCCTCGAAGCGCTGTCGACCATCGATGAGCGCCTGCTTGCGATGTATCCGGCGAACGAGATGCGCAGCCAGGTCCGCCTCAACGAGGCTATGGCCTTCCTCGAAGCCATGAACCAGGAGATGGCGACCGGCCTGTTCTATCACGACACGGCTACCACGCCCGAGAAGTTCAAGGGCCTTGCCGCACGCTATGCCACGTCTTCGGGCGGCGGCGCTGGCAACCAGGTCGTGAAGGCCGGCGGTGCCGGTTCCGACAACACCTCGATCTGGTTCGTGACGTGGGGCGAACGCTTCACCCACATCCTCTATCCGAAGGGTTCGGCCGGCGGCGTGAAGCGCGAGGACATGGGCCGTCAGCGCGTCCTCGATGCGGCCAGCAAGCCGTACTACGTCGAAGAAGAAAAGTTCACCTGGCACATGGGCGTGGCGGTCAAGGACTGGCGCTACAATGCCCGGGTCGCGAACATCGACGTCAGCGAAATGGCGGCGGGCAACCTCGACATCAACGACCTGATGACGCAGGCGTACTACAAGCTGAAGTCGCGCCAGATGGCCCGTGACAATGCGGACGGCACGCCGAACGCCCGTCAGGTCATCTACATGAACCGCGACGTGCTTCTGCAGCTCGACCGTGAAGGCTCGAACCGCGGCGCCAGCGACAACTTCGTCCAGCTGCGCCCGATGGAGATCCAGGGTCAGGAAGTGATGACCTGGCGCGGCATCCCGATCCGCGAGTGCGAAGCGATCCTCAACACCGAATCGCTGGTTCCGTAAGCGGACGAGGCAGCAGGAGACCTGACATGATTTTCTCGAAGCAGACCATCCTCTCGGACCATCAGGCCGTCACCGCGACTGCGATCTCGGAGAACGTGCTGGACCTTCGGGCCACCGGCACGGTCTACAAGGCCGGCTCCGCGCTGACCCGTGACCTCGGCCCCGGCGACCCGATCCCGATCCTCGTGCAGGTGACGGAAACGTTCGCGACCCTGACCTCGCTGACGATCACGCTGGAAACGTCGGACGCTGCGGCCCTGACGTCCTCGCGTGTCCATGCGTCGTCCGGCGCCGTTGCGGCGGCCTCGCTGGTCGCAGGCTACAAGTTCCCGGTGATCTACCTGCCGCTGGGTCCGCACCTGCGCTACCTGGGCCTTCGCTATACGGTGGGCGGCTCGAACGCGACCGCCGGCAAGATCAAGGCGGGCATCGTCCCGGCTATTCAGACGAACGCCTGATGACACGCTACCGGGCTCTCGAACGAGGATTTGCGAACGGCAAGGTAATCGAGCCGGACGAGGAATTCCCTTACGAGGGCCCGCAAGGGAAGTGGATGGAGCGACTGTCGCCCCCTTTGGCAGAGCCGAAGGCCGACTCCTCCCCGGCCGAAGGCGCCGCTCCATCCACCAACCCGGAAACCACGGTCGACGACCTGATGGCGCTTCATGCCAAGATCGGCGCTGACCTGAAGGCAGACGACCTGACTGCCTCCGGCTATCCGAAAAAGTCGGTCCTCGAAGAACGCCTTGGCCATGACGTGCCCAAGGACGTGTTCTTCAACTTCATCAAGGCCGCCGCCGAGCAGCGCAAGTCCGCGAACTAGTGCGTTCGTAAAGAAGGGCTCTGCGCTGATTTTCAGCGCATGACAGTCTTCGCCGCCCCCATCAATGTGAAGAACGCCGCCCTGACCGGCATCGGTGCAAAGCCGATGGTGTCGGAGGCGGAGACGTCCGCCCAGGCGCGGGTCCTCAACTCGCACTACGAGCTGATCGTCCAGGAGGCGTTGACGAAACACGCCTACGCCTGGGCGAAGAAGTCGGCCCTGCTGGTGAAGCGGTCCCAGACGCCCGAAGGCCGCTACGTCTACGCGCTGCCGGCCGACATCCTGAACCTGCGCTACATCACCTACGGTAGCCCTGACGGTCGCGTTGTGGACGTCGAAGAAACCGATGAAGGCTTGCCGATCCTCGACTGGGATTCGACGTTCTATGGCCACTACACCTGGCGGGTTCCGGAAGCGCGCTGGCCGGCCGACTTCGCCGACGGCATCGTGAAGAAGCTGCAGGCGGCGCTCAAGCGCGGTCTGTTGTCAGACGACAACGCCGCCGAGGCGCTGGACGAACTGGCCGAAAAGAAACTGCGCCGCGGCATGGTGCGCGACAAGCGCCAGATTCGCGGCCGCCCTGTCAATCCGAACCCGCGCATGGTGCAGGTCTTCAAGGGCTATCGTCGTCATGGCTCGTCGACGTAGGTTCCAGAACGCCTTCACCACAGGCGAGGTCGGCCCGGAGTTCCTTCAGCGTGCGGAGGAGGAGCTTCAGAACGAGTCGGCACAGGCGCTCCGCAACGTCATCATCGCCAACGCCGGCGGCATCCGGCGGCGCCCGGGCTCGGTTCCGAAAGCCAAGAACACGAATGGCGTGAAGCGCCGGATCGAGATGTTCGACCTCGTGGGCGACGAGATCCGCGGGCTGGTAATGACCGACGGCCAGCTCGACATCTACGAGACCGACGGCACGCTCGAGGACACGCTGGTTGCGCCGTGGGGCGAAGCCGACATCGACGACATCGTGCACGTCAACGGCGACAACCGGTTCTATTTCTTCGGCGACTTCTTTCCCCAGCAGCTGACGTACACGAACGGCGTCTGGACTCTGGCGGACATCGACTTCGAATCCAGCATCGGTTCGACGATCTCGCAGCCCTACTGGCGGTTCAGTGCGACGAAGGGCATCTCGCTCACCCCGTCGGCACTGACCGGATCGATCACGCTGACGTCCTCGGACGACCTGTTCGAAGCGGGCCATGTGGGTACGCGGTTCCGCTATATCGGCAACGAGATCCTGATTACGGCCGTCACCAATGCGACGACGGCGACGGGAACGGTGATCACCGCGCTCTATCCGACGATTGACGTGACGGTGGCCTCGTCGGCAGGATTCCAGGTCGGAGAAGTGGTCACGGGCGACACATCGGGCGCCGAGGGTGTCATCTCGTCCATTCCGGATGGCACAAGCCTGATCGTCACCCTGAGCTTCGGCTACACCTATTTCGCAGACACCGAGACGCTTGATGGCCCTTCGGCCTCCACGACGGTCAGCGGCGCCCCGTCGGCGGCGACCGCGGCCGCGTCAGTGATCTGGGATGAGCAGATGATTTCGTCCGTCCGGGGCTATCCCCGCGCCGGCGTCCTGCACCGCAACCGCCTGATCATCGCCGGCTTCCCGCAGGCCCCGAACGCCGTTGCTGCGTCAGCCACAGGCTTCGAGAACGACTTTGACCTCGGTCAGGCGG